TTAATTTATTTTTACTAATTTTATTACTTTATTGTCTCTAGGGTTACTTAAGTAAAGAAATTTTTCTCCTTCCTTTACTTTATTTAAAGATACCCAAACAGGTTTTGCCTTATCTAAGCAATACATATAATATCCGTTTTCTTTTCCATTGTCTTCTGCTGGTATAACCGCATTGGCTACACTAACAAATCTAGTTGAAGCTCCTATTAGTAAGCCTGTTAATAAACTTATAACCACCTTTTTCATTTTTAAATCTCTCCTTTATTATTCTCGATTAATAATTCTTCTCTTTCTTTTAATAAATTTCTAAGCTCCTCAATATCCTCTAGTGTTGCTTTATTTCTTATAAAGCTTCTAGCGCTGCTACGACTTTTCAAATAGCTAGCATACTCTCTATTTTTATTTTCCCAGTTTTGATTGGCTATTGTCTGTTTAGATTTTCCCACTTGAAAACCTCCTACATAACTATTTTAAATATCAAGCATACTAATAGAGCTATAACAATTAATTTTATGGATATCTTTAGCATTAATTTAAATAATACTTTTAAATCTTTACTCATATCATTCAAGGTGGTATTATAAGAGTAAGGGAGGAGTTTTCCTCCCCTGTGTTCATAACAAATCATATAGCTGTTTCAGTAGCATTATTATGATTGTTATTTTTACTAGTAGCTTGATGACTATTCCCAGTAGTTTATCAAGCTTTTTTAATTTTCTTATTAATTTGACCACCTTCTTTTCACACCTCCTTACAAATATAATTATACTACACGTAGTATAATTAATCAATACCTTTTTATGAAATATTTATATAAATTATAATAATTTTTCCAATGAAAAAGAGGGTACTTCCATTATCGAAGTACCCTCAAAATTGATAGTTTATATATTTTTAATGAATAATTTTCTAATTTGTGGCAAAAGTAAAGCTATATGCATATACTATAATATAGTGTAATTACATTATAAGAAAATGTAACAGTATAAACTAAATTACTTGACATTTGTAAATAAAAATGTTACATTTTAAGTAGCTCATCTACCAATGGTAGAAGGAGATCACCGGATTCCTGTTGGGAAGACCGGTTTTTTATTTTATAGATCTAATATATTTATTATATTCCTTGTCCATTTTTTTCTTATCACCCGGTAAAAAAACTGGGTATGCTGTTCTAAAATCTAAATAATTTAATTTTGTTTTATCTTTTTTATCATATAGTTCGTTAAATACAATTAAATAATCTACAATTCCTGCCTGATATCTAACATACCTACTCCAATGCCATTTTCCACTACTATCTTTAGAATCATATCTCCATATTTTAGTATTTTTATTCCCATTGTTAGCATATTCAATTATTTCAGGTACCCAATGAATTCTAGAAAGCCTATAGTAACACTCAACTCTATTTAATTTTTTAAAAATAAAGCTTGCATTATTAATATTACATTGCGGAATACATTTTATTGAACCTACATCATTAGTACACGGTAATATTCTTTCATGATATCCTTTATCTTTAAGACTAATACTGTGCAAATATCTTTCTTCCATTCCCTGAATTTGCTTATCTTCTATAAATATTTTGACTTCCTGTAACCTTGGTCTTATTTTAGGACTTATAAATGTATTATATAAATTTTCATATTCTGATTTTATGTCTACAAAAATATTTTTATTAGAAAATATTTTTGGCTGACTTAATCCGTAATAATTCACTTATTTTTCACCACCTATTCCTTCATTGGATGCCATATAAATATATTAAATTTATCTTCTTGACGTAATGTGGTTTTAAGTAAACTATACCCTGTCTTACATTTTATAAACTCTACTAAATCTAATTTTGCAGTAGAATTTAATGTCTCTCCCATATATCCTCGGTTAGCATATCCAACCGCTCCTATCAATATATCAACTAATTGCATTAATTCACTATCACTAGAATTAATAATTTGTATATTATTTATTAGTTTAAAATCGAAATCTAATTTTTCATTACACAAACATTCCCTGAGGTCTTTTACTTTTCTTCCTCCTCTTGTATCCTTCTTATCTATGTATATATTATTAATTTTTTTTACATTTATCATTTCTCTTAGCAAATAAAAATACATAATATAATATATATCATTATGATCATATTTTTCATAGTTAAACTTATTCTTATCCTGAAAAACAATAGTTCTGAATCTTAAATTTTGATTATTAAAGAAATAGTTAACAACTTCTTTATAAAAATTTATTTTATTATCAGACACTTTTGTCCATTTAACCTCATTGAATTTCCATATTCCATGTCTATTTTTTATTTCCCTCAATTCGTCACTTACTTTTTTCACTTCTTCTTTGGGACAACTTATTCCTCCTAATACCATAGATACTTGATTATTCTTATTTTTATCAGTAAATTCCAAATGACAACTTTCATCACAATATATATTAATCAAATTATCACTCCTTATTATTATATGGTCATTATACTACACTCTTAATATATTATTCATTAAGTTATATGTATAGATAAATGTCAAAATACCCCATAAAAACATTTTATCTGATAATTCCTTAATATTTAAGGTATTTTACTAATTTGACTTATTTCTTTTAAATTGATTTAATATAGAAGTCGCAAAAAATATAGGGAAAATAAAAAAAGGTAGCTACAGCCTAAAACTGTAACTACCCTCTAAATTAATATCTTATATATTTACCATAGACATAACCCCCATGCGGAGGATAATAAATGTGTATCCAATCTCCTTCTTTTCTATATAGTTTAACCTTTGCACCATTAGGTAAAGCACCTAATATTTTAAAAGATGTAGACTTCTTTTCCCTAATATTTACACCGCTTGGTGTATTTATTGTACCTGTTTTACCATCTAAATTAATCCAACTATTATTATTTGTTGGTTTGCTTGGTGTTACATTTGAAGATGTACCTAAAACACCATTTACTATTGCCTTTGCAATTCCATTCATTTTATATTTATTAAGTATGGCTACATCTCCAGAACTATCTATAAAACATACTTCTATATAAATTGTTTTGGCTTTAGTTCTTTTAGTTAGTGCCAAGGGTTGGTCTTTAATTCCTCTATTTCTAAATCCCAAATTATTTAATTGTCTCAATACTCTATCTGCTTCTACTAAATATTTCCCACTATAAGTATATACTTCTGATCCATAGCCACCTATTGTAGTGTTAAAATGTATACAGATATTTAAATCTGCATTTACTGAATTACATAAAGCTACCTGTTTATTTAAACTTTCTTGTAATGTTGATGCATAATCTACTCCACATATGTTAGTGCTATGCCCTCTGCCTCTTAATTCTTTATCTATTTCTCCTACTAATTGCCTTGTTAATATCTCTTCTTTTAATCCATTTATTCCTCTAGTTCCTACATCTCCACCACTTAATGTATGTCCTGGATTTAAATTAAATAACATATTAAAATTACCTCCTGTAAATTTAATTAAAAAAGAACAGGTTTATTCCTGCTCTTTGCTTTCCTTAACTGCTTGTCTAGCACTAGACTGTCCAAAGTAAAACCCTATTATTAAGGTAAATACACTCAAAAATTCTGTACTTGATATATTAGTTTTTAATGCTAAAATACAAAATACTATAGTAGTAAGTAAAGCTATTATCTTTTTAATCTGTAGAAATTGTTTTAAAAATTCCATGTAAAAACCTACCTTTCTAACTTTTCTTCTATCTTATCTACACTTTTTTTAACATCATCTAAAATACTAAATTTATCTGTAAGTGTGGAAATAATATCCTGATATTTTCCCTCCCTCTTTGAATTTTCTTTTAATACATAAAAAAGGAGATAAGCAAAAAATATTGCAAACACTCCTTGACTAGCTACTAATTTAATTATTTCATTTTCCATTTCACACCTCTTTTATTAAAAATAAAAAAAAGAACCTGTTTAACACAAGTCCTTGCTTGATAGTATAATTAAAGTATTGTTTTATATTTAGGATTAGGTATTTTTAAAGTCCAGAAAATATTGTTTTCTTTATGTGGGAAAAAGTCTTTATAATTTATTTTTATACAGTTATTTTCCAAATTTGCTTCATATTCTTTTAAGTCCACTTTAATTTTAACTTTTTTATCTTCTCTTTCTCCCATTCTATTTGCCATTTTAAAGCTATCATCTTTAAAATAAAACAAATCAAGTTGAATAGGGAATTCCAAAGATTTAATATTAAATTTGTTTAAATCAACAGATATAATTCCTTCTGAAAACCAATTATGTTTATCATCACAAACGCTATAAATTTTATTTAAAATACCTTGATAATATAATGTAGGTGGATTTTTTTCGATCATTTTTATTAACTCTGTATCCACCCTTTTATTTACTAGATATTTGACAAGCAAAAATATTGCTCCACTTACAAGTGCAACCACCAATGCTAACATTGCAACAAATAATTGCATGTTTGAATTTATATTGTTTTGAATAGTATTAATTAGTTTTTCTAAGTAATCAATTCTTTGAAGTACTTCTTTCATTTGTTCTTCCATTTATAACACATCCTTCCGAATTATGTATTAAACAAAAGAACAAAAAATCCTTTTATTATTTTCTTTTTTCTAGATACAAAATAAATCCCCAAAATAAAATAGTATGAATTATCATTGTTACAGGGAATATCTTGATACTAATATTAAACGAAGATACTAGAGGTAACAATATACTCAAGTACAATAATGGACTTACTATAAAATTAATTATGCACATGATACTTCCATCTATTTTTTTCACATTTCCACCTCATTTTAAGCAATAAAAAAAGACTATCTATAGTCTTAACTTATGCTTACTTTATATTCAATTATGTGTCACAATTTTTATCTATTGTGTCACAACTTCTTCTGGAGTATCTCCCTCATCTTCTTTTGTGTTTGGACTAACTTCTCCCATAAGCTCTGCATATTGTTCTACAGTTATTTGACTAAAAGTATAAAATACATTTAACTTATTTGTCATGTCTTCCTTCTCAAAAGCATTTTTCCCTATTAGACTTTTTAATATTTCATATAACATATTTATTTAACCCCTTTCATTAATTCATTATATTTTTGTTCTATAGAATTATTTTGCAAAATAGTTATATCATTTTCTAATTTTTCTATTCTTTCCTCTTGTATTTCTTCTTTAGATTTTGAAGTATTTTCTTCATAATCTGGAATATCTTCATATTCATAAAATATTTTTTTTGTTTTAGGATTCCAATATCTAGAAGAACTTTTCCCTTTTATTTTTTCGGGTTCTGGAATTTCTTCAATAAATACACCACCTTCCCTTTCAATTTCCTCTTTTGATTTGTGAAGTCCATAAATTTCGTCGAATGGCATAAAATGAATAGATTTTATTTTATATTTTTCATCTGTTATCTTTTCAAAAGCTTCTAAAAGCATAATTACACCTCTCTCATTTTATTTTTATGATTATTAACGTTAACGCACAAACACTCTTATATAGTTTGACTTTATAAAAACAATTGTATTTAAATCACTAGTGGCATATCTATATGGTAAATCACTGCTTCTCATAGGAGGTAGTTCCGTTAATACTCTTCCTGTTAATCCTTTAGTATTTAATAAATATTCTATACCAAAACCATATTGATCAATTAATATACCTTTACCATTTAAATTCGGTAATCCTTCCGGTGGATATAATTCTCCATAAAAACCAACTTTATTTATTTCATTTAAATTAAAATCTAAAACAGTACCTATATCAGACAGATATATTTTTTCAGCATAAACATTAGATACAATTTTATAAGCATTATTACGTCCACTATAAGAAGCAACAATAGTATTAGTTCTATAATCATATTTTACAAAATCGTAACCTGTTCTGTTATAAGAATAAATATAATTATTATAAAAAAAACTAGTGTCTTTAAAAACAGGCCCATCAGTAACAACTGAAAATTCCTCTTTAACTACATTTAGGTTTCTATCAAATATTGTTAAGTAAAATGATCTTCCGGCCCAACTATACATTACTGCTATATTGCCTGTTACTGGATCATCTAAAATCCTAGTCAAACCATGATTATATATATCACCTTCAGCTATTTTTTTTATTACTTGTGTTCCTGACTTATTGAATATATATAAATAACCTTTTTTTATTGAATCCCAGTCATATAAAAGTGCAAATTTATAGTTTAAAGAAGATTGAGGATAACTGTGTAATCTCAAATTATCTAAAGCTAAAGTTTGGTGAAAATCATTGTCATGTAAAACATTCATTTGCATAATTTTAAGCTGTCTATTATCATAATCTGATTTAAAACCTGTAAAAACATTATCCGAAAAGGTACCATGAGGAGAATAACAATCCGAATTATCATTGGATATATAAAATTCTCTTACTTTTTTATATTTTTTATATTCATTTTTTTTTATCCCAATACCATGATATTTTAATAAATCTTCTCCAAACACTAGCTCACCACCCTGTTGATTATATTGCCATCTGTATCATATGTGAAAGTCCATGTGTAAGTTTTTATAGTTATAGTACCTGTTTCGTTCTTAAATTCCCATGTATTTTTTGTATAATCATAGTTACTATCAGGATTACTTAGTTTAGATACCATATAATTAGTTCCATCTTTTCTTTTAAATGTAACTATTTTATAAATACCATTAATGTCTTTATCGCTTGCATATGAACTGTAACATTCCAATTTTTCTATTATTTTAGAAATATCTTTATTTATGCTTTCTTCTAAGTTTTCATGTTGCTTCGCAATATCAACCAATTGTAACTTATTTTCTGATATCTGCATCTGCAATTGTGCGGCAATATCTTCGTTGGGATCTAGAGAATTTTTCAAATCATCCACCCAATCAGTAAATCTCTTTCCTGTGACTATTTTAAATTCATTCATCCAAACTTCAAAGTCTTTTTCATGTTTAGATTTATTCTCTAAAAACCAAGCTTGGTACTGCCTAAATATTTCTGTAGTATCTACTTGTTTTATTGTTCCATGCACTATACCACAAAGCTCTGAATTTAATCTTGTATCTGTAATATTACTTTGCATTACAGATATAACGCCAGCTCTTACATATACATCTGCTATAGCAATTTCATAAGCATCCGCATCGCGTTGTAACATTACTCCAACTGGACTACTTGCATATTGTCCTTTTTTTACTACCGCTTTAATCTTTCTTTCTAAAAAATCTAATCTTAAAGCTATCCTATCTATTCTATTTAATACTCCATCTGCTGGGTCTAACTTCAAAATATAGTCATCTGTATTTTGATACATATACCCATTGATCCAAGCAAACCCTGCTTTAATTCTTATCTGCATATTATTATCTACAGCAACTACTTGCAATTGGTTTGCTGGATTAGGGAATACACCATTTCCTATAAAAGTACTAAAATATTTAGCAAAATCTTCAGCTAGATAAGCCCTATCGGGAGTACCATTTTGATCTATAATTGCATTAAAAAAGCTGCTTTTTTCCACTATCTCACCACCTGTTTAATTTTATCTATAATTGTAGGAATGTTATTCCCAAACACTACATTAACCTCTAACCCTTTTTCTTCATAAACTTCTTCTATTTCCGTTACCCTCGTGTCTATTCTTATTCCCCACTTTTTATCTACTATAGTTACAATGTCACCTAAATCATAATCAACTTTATATTTGTTATTACCTAATACGTTTATCTTACTATCAAAGGTTTGTATTTCCTTACATTCTTCTAATTTTTCTTTACCTCTTTGAAGTAACAAAGGTTTATACCGTTCCCAAGTGATTTCAACTTCCTCTGTTTCCTCATGTTCTCCAGTAACATTACCTTCTTCATCATAATCCACTACCATTTTTTTCTTTTCCTCTTTATCAGTTATATCTCTAGCATCTACGTACAACTCATATCTATCTAATCCTTTACCATTTTCTATATATGTTATTTTTCTATCTTTACCTTCTCCAGCACCAGCTATCAATGTTGTATTTCTATAATTATTTAAACTATCCATGTATTCCTGTTCTAAAATATTTTCAAAATCCCTAGAAAAAATACAAGGTGCTATAGATCCATTATTTATGCTTCTATCAACACCTTTATATACATCAAATAATATTTTTCTATTTTTTATATCTAATATATTTCTATATCCTAAATTATTTGTATTACTTATATTTTCTAACTGCTCTATTATATTTCCAAAGCTGTTAGTATATTTAATATCTTCGTTAAATCCTTTTAAATCTCCTAGAATTAGATTGGGTATTTTTCTATCTAAATTAGTTGGATTTATAGCATTACAATAAACTAATTCCCTCATTAAATTCTCTGTCTTTCCAGAAAAATTAACCCTATCCCAACTAATACGCCTATCTAAATAATTAGTTAAAAACTTACCTTTAATCTCTAAATATTCTTGTCCATCTTCTCCTATTTTTAGTTGCCTTGTTTCTATATAACCAGCTTCAACATCATTCTTTTTATAAACTACATTATCTCTTTTTAACAATTCCAATGTACTACAATCTAAAGCACAATGTAATTCAAATTCTCCACTTTTAAAATATCTTCTAATCCATCTTAGAGATGTAAAAGTATCTAATATACCTATTAATTCTAAATCTCTGTTAAATATATATAATTCCATAACTACACCCCCAAATATTGTGGACTAAAATATATATTAACTTCTAGATTATCCAAATTACTATCTGCATTGTAACGGAATAAATTATCTCCAACCTCTAATTGCAGGAATGCATCTCCTCCGCCAACAATATCTAAATAATTTAATATATCTGTTGTAACCCCATTAAGCTCTTGTAATATTTTTTTCTTACTATAGTTAGTATTTATTATAAATTTTTCTCCTGCAACCATTCCTTTATTAATCTTTATAAACTCTCTAGTATTTACATTAAATAAGCTAGGGTTGCTTAATGTTCCTCTTGCAAAGAATTCTATTATCATACCCGTTTTAACCTGTCCATTATTTAGCACATTAACTATTAAAGAAGGTTCCCTATGCCCCATTGTAATGCCTTTATCAATTGGAATTATTAAAGGGAAATGAAAATCTCCCTTCCATAACGCTATATTGACTTTACTGTCAATATAATCTTTCCAATATGGATTATTACATAAAAGACTTATTTGGAATTTAGGTTTATTCTCTTTAGTTATTACTGGTGCAGTTTCTACTATACATTCCACATATTTTCTTACATTCCCATCTGTATAAATTAATTTAGCCTGTAATTTAGGGTTTATTATGCTTAATAATTTTTCCCTATTAATTTCTTTATTATCTATAATTGCACCTTGGATAACTATATTTCTGTCATCTAAGGTACTTCCTACGCAGGTGCTTCCATCTTGTCCCATTCCTTTATTACTATAAATAGTATTTTTTAATCCACTTATCCCATCTATATTTTGCAAGAAAAAAGGACTCCAAATAGAAAATTCTATCCGTTGTCCTTTTTCATTTTCATATATAATTTTTTCTCTTTTATTCATATCACCACCTCACTTTTAAAAGCTTAAGGCTAGTTCCCTTAAATTATTTTTAGTTTGTCTTGCTACTTCTGAAGGACTTGGAGTTGGACTATATATATTTTGTACTACATTTATTCCATTACTGCCGCTAAATCCTTTTAATACATTATTAGCTACCTTTGTTGCTACACTTTCAGCGGTTTGCATAACCAAATCTTGACTTGCATCATGGTTAAATATTCTAGTTCCTCTTGGGAGGTCGTAAAGTTCATAATTGCTATTTCTACCTGGAGCATCATGTAAATAAGTAAGCCCTCCGCTAAAGTATCTATCTCCTGTCCATTTTTTTTGTGGTTCGGGGTCTCCGCTAGTTTTAGACTTAATCCATCTTACAATTGAGTTGTTAGCAAACCAACTCTTTAACTTTTCCCATTTAGTCATTATGTGTCCGTCTGTTGTATCAATGTCTTTAAGAGTATCGCTATTCATCTTTTTAATTTGTCCAACAACTCCAGCCTTTAATTCATTAGCCTTACTAATAGATCCTTGCCTTTGCCTTTCTGCTTCTTTTAACATTTTATCAGCCTGGTCTTTTGTTATAACCTTACTTTCATCTCTCATTTTTATTATTTGTTTCACAGTTCCATCATACTGTTTATTAGCTCTATCTACTGCGCCTTGCCTTTGCTTTTCTGCATTTTTTATTGTATCAGAAGCCTGCTCTGCTGTTATTCTCCCATTATAGTTTTTTAGCCTTTCCATTATCGCCTTTTGTTCAACTTCAGATGTACTTAGTGTTTTAACTGCATTTTCTTTCATTTGCTTTTGTAAACTGTCTATCGTTTTGGCTTCATCTGTTGTAATTTGCCTATGATTATTTGCTGCATGTTGGATAATTGAATTAATTTGATTTTGTAATCCATCAATTGTTTTTTTCTTTTCTTCCCAGCTGGTTGTAGTTGTTTGTAATATTTTAGCTTCCTCTGTTGTGGTTAAAACATTACTTCTGCTAAAAAATTCTTGCTGGCTTTGTAATTCTTCCGCCTTCTTTTTATCTAATCCAACCTTAATTTTATCCCCCATGTCTTTGTATAATTGTTGCAAATTAGAAGATTGTTGTTTTGTAATTGCAGTACTTTTGTTTAAAGTATCTGCAAAATCTTTTATAGTTTGCTCCTTTTGTTTTTTAGTAAGACCTTTTGTTCCATTAACCATTGCTGAGTACTGCTTTATAATTTCGTCCTTATTTTTCTTAGTTAATACTCCAGTATCACTGACCAATTTTTTGAAATTGGTTGTCATGGTGTTTTTTTGTTCATTGGAAAGTGAACTAGATTTTTTACTCATATCACTAAAATTTTTAAGAACTTTATCTTTAGCTTGCTTAGTAAATTTATCCGAGTTTACTACTAAACTTGTTAAAGCACTGCTAGCTTTCTTATCTATTTCCATGTACGCTCCAACCGCTTTTTTAGTTTCTTTTGTAAAATTAACTAATTTAGTCGTTGCCACAGTTGTTTTGTGCCCATATTGATCTACTGTTGTTTTTGTTGTTTTTAGTTTTTTATCGAACAAATCCACGGCTGGAACTGCATCTTGCTTTAAATTTTGGTGCAATTTATATGCCCCAAATCCTACTGCTGCTACTCCTACCGCTGCAATGCCTAGCACAGGAACAGACATTCCTAATGCTCCTGCTAATTTTACAACTCCACTTGCTGCCAAACCTCCAGCGCCTTTAACTCCACCAAATGCTGTACTTAATAATCCTGCTTTTGCTCCTGTTGTTGCCATTGTAGCTCCAGCCGTCGCACTTGCTACTTCTACTCCTTTTGTAGCAAGTGTTACTTTGCCTATTATTCCAGCCACCTTACTTCCAACACTTAAAATACTTCCAAATCCAGTTGCTATTTTTCCTATTCCTACTATAACAGGGCCAGTAGCAATAGCAAATGCTCCAAATTTAACAATATTTTTTTGTGTTTCCGGACTTAATGCTGAAAATTTTCGTGTTAATTCTGTTATTTTATCTGTAATTTCTCTTATTGCTGGCGCTGCTGCACTACCAATACTTATTGCTGCACCTTCCATTGCAGATTTTAAACTTCTAAAAGCACCACCCATATTATCTTCCATTGTCTGAGCTGCTTTTGCTGCACTACCATCAGCTTTTTTTAGTTCATCCGCATACTTTCTTATACTACCTCCGCCCTCAGTCATAAGAGCATTAATCCCTGCTATAGCTTCCTGTCCAAAGATAGTTACAAGTGCATTCATTTTTTGTTCTTCTGTTAATTCAGAGGTTCCCTTTTTAACCTCATCTATAACCTCACCTAAAGCTTTCATTTTGCCATTATTATCAAACACCTTAATTCCTAGTGCTTCCATTTTCTCTGCTGAAGCCTCTGAAGGTTTAACTAATCTAGAAATAGCACCTCTTAATGCAGTTCCTGCCTGGCTACCTTTAATTCCGTAATTAGACATAAGACCTATAGCACTTGCAGTTTCTTCAATACTCCAGCCTGCCGTATTAGCCATGCTGCCAGCATATTTTAATGCTTCGGCCATATCATTTACTCCCAAATTAGCCTTATTGGCTCCAAGACTTAATACATCGGCTACATGCGCTGCGTTTTCTGTTTTAATTCCAAATTGACTCATAGATGATACTAACACATCTGTGCTTTCTGTTAAATCAATAGCACCCGCCTGTGCCAAATTTAACACTGCTGGCATAGTATTCATAATTTCTGTTGTTCTATATCCAGCTTGTCCTAACATTACCATACTATCTGCTGCCTCTTTAGCACTATACCTGGTTTTTACACCCAAATCCTTAGCCTGGTCACTCATTTTTCTCATATCTTCTGTACTAGAATTGGTTATAGCCTTTAATTGGCTCATACTGTCATCATAGTCCGCTGTCGTCTTTGCTGCTATTATTCCTAATCCAGCTAAAGGTGCTGATACTTTTGTAGTTATACTTTTCCCTACATCAGTTATATTTTTCCCAGTGTCTTTTAGTTTTTTAGAATGATCTTCTAGTTTTTTGCCTGCTTGTACCCATTTGTTTTCTTGTTTATTTAGTTCTTCTGTTACTTTTTTTAGTTCCCCTTGGGCTTTGGTCATTTGAGATTGTGCTTTATTTAGATTAGTATCGTATTGTTGTATTTTCTTTGCATTAGACTCTACTGCTTTTTCTGCTTTTTTATGTTCTTCTGTTAATTTATCTACTTCTGCTTTAGCCTTTTTAGCCTCTTCGGATTCTTTCCCATATGTTTTTACTGCATTTTCATACTTTTTATTGGCATCATCTAAAGATTTTTTTAATTTATCTCTAACTTTTATATTATCATCTAGTTTAGATTTAGTTTTTTCTATAGCTTTACTGTATATATCTACTTTTTTAGAATGTAATTCTACTTGCTTACTTAATGCTTCCTGTACAGATTTTAGCCTTTCACTGTTTTTTCCAAATGCTTGAACACCAGAACTAGCTAACTTCATCTGCGATTGAGCATTTCTAAGTTCGCTATTTACACCTTTTAAACTAGAATTAAAGCCGCTACTATCTAATACCATTTTCGCAGTTATTCGTTTTTCCACATTACTAGCCATTATTAACCTCCTTTCTAAATCTTTGTATAAAAAAAGGCACTCTATTGAGCGCCTATCTTATAGAAATGGAATATCTTCTATATTTACTTTTTTATAACTTGCATCCCTTGTGGAATTATTTTCTTCATTATCATCTTTAATTTGCCATCTGTTAAATTTACAATGTAAGTTCCACATATCAACTATTTCTTTAAAAGTGCTATTCCAGAACTCTTCTTTTGTATAATTCAAATGTGTATGTGCTACGTAAAACAACCAATCAAAGTCAATTTCATATTTATGCTTTGATTGGTTGTTTAGTTTTTTTTATCTTCATTTTCTTCTTTCACTTGGATTTCTTCTGTTTCATTTACTCCCATGTAATCCCAATATAAATTTAATACAAAGTCAATTAATTCTGTATTTATTTGTTCTGGTGCTAAATTTTCTATTAATTCATCTATTGTAAATTCTTTAGTTATTTTTATTTTTTCTCCATCAATTTCTTTTATTTCTTTATCTACACAACAACAACTTAATAATTTAATTGCATTATTATAAAATTGTTTTCCTTCCATTATCCCGTTTACAACAAGTGCATAATTTCCATATTTTTGATCTATTTTTAAAACTGTCTTATTTGTCATTTTAAAAGAGTACTCTTTTTCACCTATTTTCATTTTTCTTGCTTTATATAACATATTATCTAATCCTTTCAACAATAAAATTTATGCCAGATTAATTCAAATTAATCAACCTTTATATATTAAGCTTCTTCAGTCCCTTTATTCTCCGTAATTTCTATCTTTTCTGTTGGTATTATTACTTCTTTAAAGAATTTCTCATCTGTCATACCTTCTTCTTCGTCGATTTTATATTTCCATCTACCATTAAAATGTAGTGGAGCAAATGTTGCTTTTAATTTTTTAGCTTGGAAATTAGATTTTCCTTCTTTACCTTTGTATTGTTCATCACTTATACTAAATGTTCCTTTATAAAGTATAATATATCTAGCCTTGCCATTACCTTTATTAGCTTTTGCTAAAAGTGCTACATCTGGTGCTTTATCATTATCGCTGTAAATTATTCCACCTTCCGTTGCTAACTTATGTCCTAATAAAAAAGCTTCATTTTGTGTCCCTAAATCTGCTATATCTACTTCGACATCAATATTAGCTAACGTGCTTTCACTCAACCATAATTTATTTTCTGCATAAAATTCATCTGTTGTAATTTTAGGTTTAATGCCTAGTTCTTTTACCCCTTCTAAATATCTTGGTTTTTCAAATATTGTTCCTGTTATATCATCTTTAGTTATTTTAGCTACATATAACTTTTCTAAACCAACTACTGGCACTACCTGCTCTACTCTTTCTTCCATATATTAATCCCATCCTTTTTAAATTATTTTTTGCATTAAAAAAGACTAGCCTTTGCTAGTCGGCAAATCTATCGAGAACCTCATAGGTTTATGATTTAGACCTGTTTCTTTTTCGTATAAATCCGCTGCCATGTCCCTGTTAAATCCATTTTGTATCATTATTCTTTTTACTACCTCTTCACATTCTGTATAATCTCCAGTAGAAAATATATCTATCTGGACCACATAAGTAGTATAATCTTCTTTCCCTTCGGAATAATCTGCACCATATTCATTTATAATCTCATATTCAAGATATAAGTCTTTATTTGAATTATTAGCATGAAGAAAATATACTTTTTTATCTGGTAATAAATCCAATATTTCTTTATTATTTAATACTTTTAAAAGATATTGCTTTATGTTCACATATAATCTACCTCACTTTGTCTAATAATTCTTTAGCCAATATACTTAATGCTTCATCTTCTGTGTTCTTAACACTTCTCTCGAAATATCCTATATTGTGCTTGGCCATGCTTGTTCCAAATTCTTCAAAAATATCATAAAATTCTTTTGTTTTAACTTCTCCAACTGTTGCTAATCCTTCTTTTTTAACTTTTTCTTTTACTTTGGCTAATTTACCACTTCTCTTAGTTGTATTCTTCTCAAGCTCATCAGCTATAGGTTTTATAGCTTCCCTTACAGCCTTTTTCTCGTCAGTTTCATCTATGGTCATGTGTTGTAACATATCAGTTAATTCTTCCATGCCTTCAATTTCTATTCCATCGGCCATTATGTCACCACCTTATTATAGTGTTCTGTGAAGTATTTATAATTGCATAACCTATATCTCTAAGTTCTTGCTGTATATTGTTAGGAATAAGCTTGATATCTGTTGAACGGTTTCCCTCTTCACAAGCTTGTTTAATTTTATTATTTATATTTCTTCTTATACATTCAAAATAATATTCCTCGGCTTCTCTAGCACTATTCATTATTAATTTATCATCAATATATTTATCCCACATTTATATCACCTCAATAGCCTTTATCTTAAGCCATCTATTTTTATATTGTATATTATCTATAAAAGTTATATCAAAATATCTATATTTATCTTTTTCTTTTGTAGCATTTTTATCTTTTATAGTTTTAATTCTATATTCTTTAGTATTTATATTTTTTAAATCTTTAGAATATCTAACTATAAATTCTACTGTATTTTCTGCTTGTACTGCCTTTGCTGCATAAAACTCTTTTCCCCATAGATTATTCATAGATGCCCGAATAGCTTTATAATCTATCCATTCTTCTATATCAAATCCATTTTCATTTTGTGTAGTTATATATTTTTGTATAACTATCCTTTTATTCAAATCTCCTATATTAACCTTAAACATTTATATCACCATCATAGTTACTTAATTTGTCAAGTATACTAGTTGTAATTCTATCCTGTTTGACATTTTGTGGTACTTCTGTACTTCTGTTTTCGTACATATCAACACAAAGTTTCCTTTGTAACAAACTAGCTAATTTAACCATTTTTTCATCTTGTTTATACCCTTCTCCTACCATAGAATCTATATATATTTGGCTTATTTCCATTAATTCTTCTGGGAGATTATCAGATTCATCATCAACTATGATATAATCTTTTATTTCCTCAACCGTCATATTATCACCTACTTATTAAAAGGGTAGCATTAAGCTACCCAATTATTAAAACTCTATTTTCTTTATACTTCTTGTAGAACCTTTTTTAACATCTATTCTTTCTAATATTCTTAACATCTTTGTATCATTTTCAAACTTTTCAGCTTTAGCTATTGTAACTTGTTTTCTATCAAAAAACTTTACAGCTTCTTTCATATTCACCATGTAAGCTACTTTTGTTTTTCCTTCTGTAAGTTTTATTAAAGAATCATCAAATTCCACTATAGGTTTCCCATTAAAATAATCTTGTCCATTTATATTGGTTATAAGATTTAAATTTCTCCCTTGTTTATCTTCAGCATTTTTCCATTCAGAATATAAAGTGGTATTAACTAAAGTAATTAATCCGGCTTTTACAGCAGGTACTTGTTTATCCATTTCTTTAGCAAAAGCTTTATAATCTACATCAGTATCAAGTATTAACGGTGCAGCATTAGAATTTATAGTATTTAATATTCTAGAATTTTCACTTCTTACAGCTTTCTCCAAAAATACGGTTTTAGCCATGTTTTCTATATCAACTGCAGCATCATCTACAACTTCACTAGATAATTTTATTAGTTTACCTATCTTGTCAACTTTATAATCTATTTCTGTAGTAGCCAAAGAATCATCTTCTATATCATCACCTTCTAATACTAATGTCAATTCATCTCCTTGATCCAAATCTACACATGGTTTAGTCCCCGAATTTGAAGTTACTGGAATAACATCACATAAAGGTTTTAATGCTCCAAATCCCTTTCTTAATTCTTCCAATTCATTTATAAATTGTTTTGGTACTACAGCTTGATTGTCAGATATTTTTACTACTGCTCTTTCTTCTTCTGTTAATTTTTGTCCTAATACAGCCTTTGTCATAGCTCTCATTTCATTTGTTCCTTCTTTTCTAGTTCTTCTCTTTTGATTTTCTAAGTCTTCTTTTTCTCTTTTCTCCTGTTCTGCAGCTCTTTCTTCTTCTTCTTTTTCTAACTCATTTATTTTCGTTTCAATTTCTCGTATTTCATTATTTAAAAATGTCATTTCATCATTTATATTTCTTAATTCTTTTATGTCTTCTGTAATATTAGCCCTCTCTACTAATTTAGTTCTAGCAGCTTTCTTTTTATTTAACATCTCTCTTAAAAATTTTAACATATATATTCCTCCTCTTATTTGTTTATATTTATTGAAATTTTAGTTCTTAATTTTTCTATTTCATTTTCATCAGAAGGTTTACCCTTAGTCTTCATACGTTCTTTTTTATTTCTTGCAGATACTTCTGTGTCCTCGTATGCTGGAATAGGAGTTATTGTACCTTCTAATAGTTCAACCTTTAATAAAGTACTTCTTACTTCGTCTTTTTCAGAATTGTAGTTTGTATCTTCTTCTAAGATATAGAATCCAAAACTGCACCCTCTACATTCTCCTGTTTTTACTAATTCATATACATCATTTGCATATGTTAGTTTTTTATTAATAATAGCTTTAAACTTTAAACCTATATCATCAGTAGTTAAGATTAATGTATTATTCCTAGTTGAGGAAAGAACCTTACTCATGTCATGATGATATACTAAGAATATGTTGTGTCCATCTGAAAGTGTTTCATCAAAAGCATTTCTATCTATTTTTTCATAATACTTATTCCAAAGTTCTGTATAAGTATCAAACTTAGCAATATATCCTTCTAATTCAATAGTATTATCATTTTCTTCCACTTCTCTAATTTCAAACTTTTCTATACTTCTAAGTTCTTTCTTTTTATTCATCTTCCTCACCTCCTCCATTATCAGTTTTATTTTTTTTTGAATAACTAACATTACCAGCTAATAAATCTTTTAATAAAACCTGCCCTGAAGGTAATGTTATTATAGGATCTCCTCCTAGTTTCTTTACACCTAAAATTCCTCTTGCCATGTCTAAGTCATAAACACCATTTCTAACATAGCTATTTATAACTTCTGCTTGTGTTTTACTATCTGTTCTTAGCAATACATTTGTATTAGATCTTATTTTATATCCTTTTTTCCTATCTGTATCAGTTAATAGTTTCCAGTCCATTTCCTGTTCTATCTGTTCAAAATACACAAGTAGTGTATCTGTATAAAATTTTAAATTGTCCTGTTCTTCGCTCTTAGCATTTTCCTTCATAAATCCTAACTTGCTAAGAGGTACACCTAAAGCACCAGCAATTTCTTCTTTAGATAATCTACGTAATTGCTCAAATTGAGCATCAGCTAGCTTTAAATCTAATGTATTCACGGAATATCCAGCAGGTATAGTAAATACTCTCCCATTACTAGAATAAATCCTATCGAATTTTGATTGTATTTTCTTAAGTTCCTTTTCTTCTTTAATATCAGATGTAAGCTGTACTGCTATTTTATTTGTTAACCCATTAGAAAAGAGTTTATTTAAATACTCTTGGCTTTTAATTGAAGTATTTAAATTTTGACTTAAAATTTTAGTTATAGAATCTGCATTTATACCATCTTCAGTGTACCCTTTCAATAAAATAATGTCTTTTTCAAAACAGCTGTATAAATTATTATCACTAAGCATGTAAAAATCATATAATATTTTATTTTTTTTATTGCTCTTTATTAAACCCATGTTATCTATTGTTATATTAGAAATTGCAACTGGATATAAACCTTCTATTCTTCCACTCTTATCTTTATTTATATAAAGTCCACTCATTCCTTTAACTATGGATAAAGCTACAAAAGCCTTCATACAATCAATTGCATTCATATATGGATTTGGTCTTAACCTTAATTTTTCATACAAACAATGCTTTTTTTCTACAACTTCACCTTTTTCAGTTTCTCTCTTAACCTGTAATGGACATTTTGCAATGGACTTACTTAGAATATCTACACATGAGTAATAAGTTATTTCTTTCTTATTATTTGCTTCATATCCTTGTTCAAATAAACTTGTATAAGTCCATTTAGATAAATCTCCATTATTTCTTTTTTCTATCTTATCCCATATCATTTAATCACCTGCCTTTTTGTATAAGATAGCTCATACTAAATAAAGCAATTGCTAATAAGTACATTGCAATGTATTTATTTAGTGTAAATGTGGTGAAAAAGACTATAAAAAAAGAAATTATCAATAACATATCAGCTATAAATAATTTCTTTCTAAATATATTTATTAACTTTTTAAACTCCTTTTTTATTTTACTCACTCCTACCAATCTGTTTTTTCTAATTCATCCACTGGATTATAATTTGTATCTCCTCCTAATAATTCTGTAAAAGCAAATATTAAAACTACAACCATATCAATTCTTTGCTTATTTTTATTTTCCTTAATAAGCATTTCATCATCAGCTTTCCCCTTAGTAGTACTTGCTTTATTCATATTCCAGTCAAGAAGTTCATTTTTAACATATCTTATCTTTTTATCATATACAGCTTTTCTATATTCCTTTGTGGCAGGACTTAAATTAGTAAAAGTTTGCTTTAATAGTACAACATCGTAATCCTCTGCAAGCCTTTCCATCATTTCTTTTGCATTCATTGGATCTGTTACTATTACGTCAATTTCACATTCATATTCAGTTTCTATATTTCGTATATATTCTTCAACCTTCGTATAGCTTACTGTCATTCCTGAATGAATATCACAATAACCTGCTTTTTCATATTTTCTATAATCTATATGCTTTTCTCTTCTATTAGGTAAACTATCTTCTGGTAAAAATCCATGTGAATTGCAATAAATTATGCCTTCATCTTCAAACTCTATCCCTACTGCTGTCAAGTCTGTAGTTACTGATAAATCAACCCCAACTTTAACCTTTTTGCCTTTAATTCTTTGCTTAAATTCTTCCTCAGTAATAACCCACTTTTTCCAGTGCTTTATATCAAGATATTTATTTTTCTCATTAGTTTCAAGAAATATATTAAAGTTTTTGGTCAATAATTCTTCCTGTTCACTCGTCTTTATTTTAGCTTTTTCCCTGTCTGCTCTAATCTCTTCATAGTTTTCTTCAACTCTTAGAGGATTGGCTTTATATAATCCTCTATCTGTCCAAGCTTCTTCTTTTGTACAATAATATAACAGACAAAATAACTTTGGATCAGCAACAACTCCATTTAATACAGCTCTATCATATTCTAATTCTTCCAACATAATTGAATCACTTTCAGCATAAGCAGTAGTTGTTTGCATTTGAATTGGATTTAATACACTTAACTGACCTTTTCTCATTGCCTGAATATTATCATTTGTTGTAAAAGCTCCTACTTCATCAGCAACAAAACATGCAGGTCTTATAGAGTTGTTTTTATTTGCTTTTGCAGTCCTCGGGACATAATAACTATTAGTTATTAAACATTTAATTATACCTATTTCACTATCTGATACAAAAAAATGTTTTTTAATATCTGGACTTGATGCAATTAATTGTGCCATAGCTTTTCTTGTTTCTTTTGCCAAATCCCTATCTATACATATACTATAGAATTCGCTAAAATTTTGTTCTGTAAGCATTAAAAGGAGGATTACTAAAGCTGCTATAAAACTCTTTGCATTTTTACGAGGTATAAATAAAACTATATCTCTATATCTAAACTTCTTTTTATTTTTCTTATATCTCCATCCAAAAATGGCAGCAATAAATAAAGCTTGAAACCCTTCTAAATTTTCTAATACTTGTTTACCAGCCACAAATCCAGTAGCATAATTAAACAATTTCAAAAGATTATTTATTTTTTTAAGTTTTTTTTCACTAAAGCAAAATTCAAACCCTTCTTTATATTGATTTATATTATAATCACATAAAAACATTTCACATTGTTGCTTCACTTCATCAGTCGTAATCTCTTTTTCTTCAATAACATCATTACAATATTTTAAAGCTTTATCTAGAAGTATCAATCTTCATCATCTTCTCTTAAGGCTTTTAATAATGGATCCTCTTGTTCTTCCTTATTGTTCAATGCTAAGTTTCCAAGTTTTGCTCTACTCTGTGGAGATAAACTTAATTCATTACAACATCTATATAAATCCTTAGTATATTTATCTTTAGCTGACATTAAATCCTTATTGCATAAACTACCTAAATTTTTATTTATTATTGTTTCTATAGTTCTTAATCTATCTACTGATATTGCACATGTAGATAAAATATAGACATCTAGATTAGTTAATATTCCAGTCATTTTTAATTCTTCTACAATAAATTTATATATATTTTTTTGTTTTTCTGAAAGATATTCTGGAGGCTTCTCAATTTTATCAGCTAGACTTTTTATTCTTTCTTCTTTTTCTTTTCTAGCTTCAATTTCAGCTTTTGTATTATGTCTACTTTGACTGTCTATTACTTTGCATGGTCTAGCCATATTTTTCACCTTCTTTACTTTAAGTTTTAAAACTTTCATTTTGGGAATTTTATGCGACTGAGAGGGCACCAGGGACTTTCTAAGTTTGTATAAAAATTTTCAACCCTCCCCCGGGGCATTAATAAAATTCCTTATTAAACTTTTCTATTAAATCTTTTAAAGCTTTCTGTATCATAATTTTATCCTTATAACTTTTATCCATTAACCTATGAACTTTCTTATGACAACAATCTCATAATGGTATTAAGTTATTTTCATCTAGTCTTAAATCAAATCTATCCTTTATAGTTTCAATATGGTGTGTATACTCACTCTCTTGTGTGAAACCCTTAACCCAACATACTACACACAAGCCAACGTAATGTCTCTTTATACTCTCAGATAACTTTAACCAAAAACTATTACTATAAAACCTTTGTCTTTCTTTCTCCTTTAAATCTTGTAACCTTTTATATTTATATTGTTTATATCTTTCCTTCCTCTTCTTATGCTCGCACTTACATAGCTTACCTTGCATTACTTTCCTACCACATTCGGTACACTTTCTATATAGAGGCACTATATCTCTATAACCTTTGAGTTAACTTCTTTTTCTTTAAGCTTAGTAAGTTTCTTATCATTTGAAACCTTGTGTGGGTCTTCCTTCCATTTAGCTTTCTCTTTATTATTCAACCAATACTTTTCTGCATTTAACTCAGGGCCTTTATATTTTTTAACTTTACTAATAACAACACCTTCATTTGTTACTATTTGTCCATCAACTACATCTTCTGTTTTAACTTTTGTTACTACTTCTTCATAGTAATGATATCCAATACAACATTTATACAATGCCTTTTCAACTTCTTGATTCTTCTTGTCCTTTGCCGTAGCAATTCGGCTCTTAAGTGCTACGTTATTGCTCTTATATTTCCTAAAAGTGGAATATGCAATTCCTAACTTTTCAGCTATTTCCTTATCCGTGTTATTACTTTCAACCCATTGCTCTATCTCATCTAGACGCTTTTCAATTATGTCTTCAAAGCTATCACTTCTTGCCAATTTTTTCACCTCATTATCGTAGCACTTGCTTTGTAAAGTGCTACGCTATTTTTTTTATATTTTCTAACTTTTTAAATTTACTGTAAAAATATAAAATAGCATTTATTAACAAAACCCTTTGAAAGCATTGATATATATAGCTTTTATACGTATGCCTAAAATCTATCCGAATGTTTAATTATATATGTGAATAGCACATTCATTTTAAAAATTAACTTCTAATATATGCACTTAATTTTATACCTTCAATACTTACTATATAATTTTTTAAACATTGACTAATAAAAAAAATAAAATATCATCTAATATATTCCTCTAATGATTTTGAATACTGATGATATTTTTCTTTATCTAATCCTATATACTTTTTAGTTTCTTCTATACTTCTATGACCTAATAACTCTTTAACTGCAACTATATTCTTATCACTTTCCATGTATATTTTATATGCATACGTCTTTCTCATACTATGTGCAGTTATATCATTTAGATCGAAATATTCTCCTGCCTCTTTTAATATATTGCTTACTGCTTGTACTCCTATATGCTGATTAATGCCTTTTCTAGATTGAAATACATATTCATAATCTTTTTTATTTTTAATCCAGCCTTTTAATATTTTAGCGAGCTTAGGAAGTACTTCAACTGATCTCGGCTTTTTGTTTCTTTCTTTTATGTTTTTACAATTCATTTTCTTTCCTTCATAAATTGTAAATTCATTTCTCTTTAAAGCTTCTTTAATATCTCTAACCTTTAATTTGACCAAGTCACCTGCTCTATACCCTGTTGTAATTCCTAGTATAAACAATACATAATCTCTTTCGTTTTTATATCTGAGATAGTCTTGTATATCTAATACTTTAGTTGTACTAGTAATTGGTTTAGCAGGCCTTTTTATCCCCAACTATCTCACCTGCCTTATTGTTCCCTTAATTTTCTTATAACTACTATGTCTCATGCATTCTTTTAAATTGTCTGTTATTTTTTGTTTTTTAACTTTCCTACTGCTGCAATAAGGACATACTAAGTATCCTTTTATTTTTTCTAATTCTTCTGTTAATAAAACAAATTCTTTATTGCAACAGATACATTTATAACTTGTATACATACTTAGCACCCCCTTTCACATTTACATAAGGTATATATCATTGGAAACTTAATAATTGAATAAAAAAAGCACTCTATTGAGCGCCTAACATTCTATTCTTTAACTTATTCATATCATTACCTATCTCCGCTTTAAGTTCATCTATTTGCTTAAGTAATTCTATGATTTTATGTTCGTCTGTTTCTTTACCATATTGTTCATATAATTTTCTGACCTTCTTTTGTTTTTGTCTTATATTTTTATCAGTAAAAAATGATGTATATCTTTCTTTACAATATGGACATTTAAAATAGAGTTCTACTATACCATCTGCATATTTTTTCTCTTTAGCTTTTATTTCAAAATCTTTATTACACTTATTACAATATACTTCCATAGTTATTTCCCTCCTTTACATACTAAAAATAAGAATCCTATTAAGGAGTTCTATGTAAAAAACGCCTAGCCAGTAGTTACATACAATAACTACTCTGGCTAAGTGCTTTTAGTACATACACAATATGTTTATTTTTGCAGTTGCCTTATTGTACGATAAAACCCCTGCGTGGGCTTTTAACCCTTATATCATATAATATATTATCTTTCCTTTTGTTGCATTAATTTTTTCTTTAATTTTTCTTGATTTTTTCTAACTTTTTATTTATTAAATATAATTTAAAGCTGCCATAAATTTTTTTAAAGTCCTATTCCTAAAATAATAAAACTTATTTTTATCTAAACTTAAGCTCTCTTGTATTTCTTCTCTTGTCATAATATCTCTAAAATACCACTCTTCAATTATTTTTTTACTTGTAGGATCTATCTGTCCTAATACTTTAGTTATTACATCAACCTTCCAACTCTTTTCCATGTCCCTTAACATATCTTCTTCTACAGTGCTTGTATGAGAATATCCATTCTGCTTTATTTGTCCCCACCTATTTGGAGAACCTAGACCTGGAGTTTCTATGGCTAACAACCAATATGGATAATTTCTTAAATCATTCTCTACATTCTTTTTATATCTCTCATAAATCTTTTTATTCATCATAGTTCTTTGTTGCTCCTTTCTTTATGCCACAAACATCACTCTCACTACAATATTCACAATTAAATTTACACATTGAATTTTCTTCTTTATCTATCTTCTTAAATGCCACTAGCCATGTAAAAGTTAATATTGCAATAGCTCCAAATATTTTATTTAACACAATACTCCCTCCTAGAACTGTCCTTTTTTCCTCCCCCTTGATTTCTCAATACTCTTAACCCTTAAGTCTGTAATATCTGCATATAATAATCTTTTCCTATATTCTTTTTGCCTTAATCTTAAATTTGCATACTCCATGAATCTTTTTTTATTTTCCTCCATGATTACCACCTCTTACTTTTCTTTTTATCCTGCCTAGTTTCATCCTTTTCTTATATAAGCTGTTTCTATTCTTAACTCTTTTTTTATATCTTTTTAAATGCTTGTCTTTTTCTTTTAAATCCTTTTTAACATTCTCTAATGCTCTATCTAATATTTCATCTATCCAACTCAAGCTATCACCTGCCTAATTCCACATATAGGAATAGGTATATATCTATTTCCCTCAATTATGTTGCAAGTGTATCCATTATTATAAATGTGAACTACTTTTCCCTGTATAATTTCATCTTTATATTCTGTTTCAACTATATTACCTAGCTTTAAAGTTTTTTTAAAATCTTGATCCATACTATCTGCATTTATTTTTTTATACTTTTCTAGCTCTGCTATCTTTATGTTGTCATACTCTAATACCCATCCATTTTCTATGACACTTATTACTTTATTGCCTTGATTAAAAATTATATTTTCGTCTCCCGGTCTTTTTATAGCCTGTCCTTTTATTTTCTTTATTTTTTCTTTCTGTATGTTATTTATTTTTAAATCTTCTCTGAAATAAATAATCTTATCCCAAGGCAGAACACTTGATTTTTTCTTAATTACAAATTCTTCTTCACCTTTTTTATTTACATAAATTGTTTCAAATCTATCTTTATATTTAATTTCAATCCCTAAAGCTCCACCAACATATCCTATTATTCTATTTAAATTCTCATATGTTTTATACTTTGCTATGATTTTGCCTTGCTCAATATTATTTATTTTTATTTCTTTATTTTCTAATTTTATAACTGGTTTATCATTACTTTTCTTAATATTTTTATCTATATCCCAGATACTTACCTGACCATCAATCAAGACATTGTCTATCTGTTTTTTAGCCACTTATAACACCCTTTCTTAATGTTATATAGTTCTAATACACTAGTACAGTTAAGGTGCAAGAATATACATTTCAATCCTTACACCTATTTACTTTTATTTCTCAAATTATAATTTATAGTCTTCCTAATTTCTTTCTTTTTTCATATAGCTTCTGTCTATTTATAACTCGTTTTTTATATTTAATTTGCTTTTTATTCATATTATCTTTTATATAGTTGTAAAGGCTCTGTATTATATCGATAGGTACATACCCTGCAACCATTCCATCATATAACTGTAAAAATTTATTTCTATGTTTCCAGTTATTAAAAAAGATATTTTCTTCTAAATCGACCCATGCATCCTTATTAAATATTGCTACTTCCATTTCTTTATATTTATATAAATCAGTAATTGTCTCTCTTGGTGTACAATAATGAAATTTTGAAGCTTGAATAGATAACTCATATTCTCCAATTTTTATGCGTTCCATTATTCTGTTTTTTAAATGAAATGTTTTTTCGATACAATTTCCATTTAATAATTTTCTAAAATTATTATTCATATTGGCCTCCTATTATTTATTAGATTCTCTTTCATTTATTTCATTCCTAAACCTTATATTTGTATTGTGACTTTAGATGTTTATTTTGCCTGAAGCTAAAGCTAATTGTTCTTCAGTTTCCCCTTCGGCAATTTTATCTGAAATACTAAAATCTTCTCCGTCTTTATATCCTTGATCATAAACCTCTGAATACCCTTCAAATTGAGTTTTTGTATCTACGGAGCCTTTAAACTTTATATTTTCATGTGCTTCAACTACTTCTGCATCCTTAACGAGGACTAACCCCCACTCTTGATTGGATCTCTTTTGTTCTTCAAACATTTTGTTTAACCCTTTAATAAAACCTAATGCATAGTCATTTTCAAGGCCTTTGGTACTATAGCCATCTCTTGAATATCGATATCTTAATTTTCTTACCGAGCTGTTGATACAGTCTACCGCATACTCTAATACTATATTGCATACAAGTGTGTCTTCTTCTCTTCCGAAAAATGCAATTGTATGAGACCTTCTTGTTTTGAAATAATAGTAGCACCCAAAATTATCAGCTATTACCCTGGCTAATTTAGCTTTCCATTTAGCCTTAGTAAATGATACTGTACTTACTTTCTCTTTAATTGAATTATTATATATCTTAAATTCTTTAACTTCCTTTAAAGAAAGTTTGTGTTTGGCAAGTAATTCTTGAGCTTTAAGCAATGAAACTTTAGCTTCATGTTCATTACTGCTTTCACTTAGAGCTAAGAGTTTTTTTATCTTCTCAACAACCTTTATATCCATACTTTCTCCTTTCAAATAGTACACAATAATTTCAAATTGTGTATTATTCTTCATATTCTATAAATACATCTTCACTATCCCCTTCACTATCTAAGATTATATTTTCATAACCTTCACTTATTCTCATCATAAGTATTTCAAAATCATTTAAATATCTTAAACTTCTTAAATCTGTAGTTTTCATATATTGACTAGTATATTTACTACCTTCTTCTGGTTTCCATGCATGTATGCTAAATTCAAATTTTAACTTTTCATCTTCTTCACATTCAAATCTAACCATAAATGTTTTATAACTGCTCCATGTTTCACTAACTTCTTCAACATCAAAACTTGTAGTAATATATGCACCACCGCAATCAAAATCTAATTCATCATTATCAATTTCGGACTTACAATATTCATTCCACTCTGAGAAAATATCGCTTATTTTTACCTCTCTTGAACCATCTTCACTTACCATTAAATTCTTAAAATTTTCAAGTAAATTTCTATTTTCTAAGGTGCTACTTTTTAATACATCAGTTAATACACTATCCAGCTTAACAATGTATTGTGAATAATCATAATTTTCTAAATATGGAATCATAACTGATTTTACTTTTTCTTCTACAACCTTTTTTACATCTCCACCCCAACTAAACATATCACTTATTGATTTTTCAATACACTTTTCTAATTGTTCTGCAATTACTTTTTCTATAATCCCTTTTTCAATCTCCTTTGTAATACAATCCTTTATACTATTTTCTAAATTATTCATATTAACTTCCTCACTTTCATTTTTTAAATTCACATTTTTATTTCATATTCCTAACTATTCTTATATCCCTTAAAATGCTTTACCATGTTTATATGTTCTATTTCTATTCTTTTTCATTTTCTTTTTGATTTCTTCATCTAAGTCTATATCCAAACCTCCAGCTAAATCTGCAACTCTTATTACTATATCTGCTAACTCTTCTTTAAAATTCTCTCTATCATCTTTTCTAATGCCTTCTAATGCTTCACTTGCTTCACTTACTATTAGCATTAATCTAGTAGCTATAGCATTGCATTTATCTATTTTTACTTGTTTTTCTCCATCTTTTGAAATATTTATTGCCATATTTTCTAGCTGTTCGATTCTTTCCCAATCTTCCCAAAAGCCATGACTTTTAGCATTTCTATGTGCCTTTTCTACTAACTCATTTATTTCCATTACTTATCCCCCTCAATCATTTTTTGGCCTACATTACCTAACATTTTTTTAATTGATGATGGTAACTGTTTTTCTTCTTTCTTTCTTATTACAGTAGCCTTATAACTTCTCATAAAATTAGAACCGATTACCTTTTCTATACCATCTACAGTTTCCTGGCTCCAATTATGCAATATATTATGACTACCTATCGCCTGTTGTATCTTTTCAGGCAACTTATTAAATTCTTCTTCAGCATTATAAGCAGAATTTTTAATAGCCTTCCGTACTAGTCCCCACGCTTCAATCTCTGTCATTTCTGATTTTCCACCACTAGTTATATAATTTATAGATTCTATTACTTCAGCCACACTTGGAGGAAACTTATTAGTTGCTATAACCTTCTTAATTGCAACTTGAACTAAATTATATTCATAGTCTTGTAACATATCATTCCATAAAGTCACCATCATTTTAGCATCACTAGCTTTTAAGTCCTTGGCCCATTGTGGGTATGCCGCTTTTATAATGCTTAATATTTTTATAGTTTCTTCTAGTGTCATTTACACACCCCCATTTAACATATCTAAAAATACGTTGCTTGAATCAGTATTACTTGAATTTTGTTTTATGGATTCTTGCTTCAATGGGAATACACCTTTCCAACTGTTCATTATTGATTGTTCTAATATTTTTATTTTTATATCATCATCATTAGATAATTTATCTAGGTTTTTAAGCATTAAGTCTAATGCATTATTTGTCATTTTAGATTTTATTAGAGTTCTCATTTTTATAAATTCTAATATAGTATTTTTTAATTCTTCATTTTCTGTATATTCATCAATTATTGTATTGTAAGTTTTCTTAGTACCTTCTTTCTTACTTCCTTTCTTTTTTTTCTTTTTCTCTAACTCTGTATCTTTCTCTATATCTAACTCTATATCTATCTCTTTCTCTAACTCTATCTCTGGTGGACGTTCGTCAGACATTTGTCCTTTTGGTAATAAATTTTGTTTTTCCATTTCTATTTTCTTTCTATATGCTCTTTTTCTATCTCCCTCTGAACTACTCTTACCTATAAAGTTTTGTATATCTAGCATATAAATAGCTCCATTATCCAATATTTCTATTAATCCTAACTCTATAAATACTTTTATAGCCTTTTCTACTATCGCAATGTTATGTCCTGTTACTGTAGCAACCATCTTAGGGTTGTATGGAATATGTTCTTTAAACATTAACCTTCCTTCATTTTTAAGTGATTTTAAATATAATTTCATTAATATGTCTGAGTATAAATACCCATTGTCCATGCTTTGTAAAATCTTTATATCTTCTGTATCATAAAAATTTTCTTTAATTCTTAGATAATAATATTTTTTATTGTCACTCAATCTTTGAACCTCCTAACTCTGTAGAAATTCTAGTATGTCATTTAAACTTTACAAATACTTCAATTTCTTATAAACTGTACTTAACGATTTTTTATTTAATTATTAGGCTCCTGGCAGGGAGCTATTTTTTTCTCTATATAATTTTTCCAACATTCAAAGCAACTACTATCACTGTTAATATACCTACACAATTCAAAATCAATCTGTTCTGGGCAACTAAATTGCTCTACACAAAATCTAGTAAACTTTTCTATTCCTATAGCTTGTACATTTCTTATATAGATCTCTTTATCTCTCATAGTCCTCTCCTTCCTATGCACACCTTTTAAAAATACTTGCACTTCTTATTGCAATGTCTAAAACATAATCTAAGCTTGTACGTTTTTTAAAACTAATCCTGTTAAATTTAATATCATCTGTTGTAATTTCAGCAACTATTGCAAATTCTTCTTTTGTTAGATTGATTCCCCTTTCTTTTAATAACTTTCTCAACATTTTAAATCTCCTTTACTACCTCAACATTTTTAAATATCCAATTTAGTGCAAATATTTTTAAATCATTATGGCTTAAAATAGTTTCACTTTCTGGTAAATTAATCATGCAAACTGATTCATAGAATTCATAATCCTCATTATCAAGAATCTGAATTATTAAAAAATATGTTTCTGAATCATATATAAATCTAAAAATATCTATATCCACATAAAGTATTGTTCCTGTAGAAACATTTAAATTTAAATCTGTTGTTCTTATTTTTTTATTCATTTGTAATCCTCCTTTTACTGTTTGTCCCCTTTGTGGTAAAATTTTGTTGAAAGGGGGTGTTTTAATGGGTTCTTATCGCATTGCTCAAATATGTTTAAACGGTCATATTGTAACTGATAGCTATGATACAACTCCTCAGTTTCGTGAAAAATTTTGCACTAAATGTGGTTCTAAAACTATAATATCTTGTCCAAATTGTAGTGCTAATATTCGTGGTGATTATGAATCTGATACTGTATGTTATCTTGGTTCAACAATGCATACTACGCCAGCTTATTGTTATAATTGTGGTCAACCATATCCTTGGACTAAATCTGCACTAGAATCAGCAAGATTATTAATAAATGAAGACGAAAATTTAAGTGAAATTGAAAAACAACAATTTTCTGAATCTCTTCCAGATTTACTAGTTGAATCTCCTACGCCTAAGACTAAAGTTGCTGTAGTTAGATTTAAGAAATTCTTAGGTAAAGCTGCTACATATACTGCTGAAGGTATAAGAGATATATTTGTAGATGTAACTTCTGAAACTATAAAAAAATCTTTAGGACTTTAATTTTTCAATAATAGGTAGCTTATAGCCTGGACATTTTTCAAAACCACAGTTATATGGCTGCCTATTCTTTATCCAGCACTCTTTACATGTTTTATTTAATTTAGCTCCACATTGCATACAAAAATTAATACCATTGGTTTCCTTCTTACACTTTGGGCATTTCACTGTTACCACCCTCCTAAAAACTTAATTGATTATTAGCATTTATTATCTGGTCCTCAAGATATATAGGAACTGTATAATTTTCTAATATCTCTTTTGCGGTTTCTAATTGCATCCTTTTTATTGCTTCATATCTACTAACCCCGAACTGTCTTTTTAACTGCCCTTGTATATCTGCATAAATTTTACCTCTTAGAGAATTATCTTTATATGCAGGTGTTCTATAACCTCCTAGAACTCTTATACCTGCTTTTCTAACCAGTGCTTGTAGTTCTTTACATTCCACATTAAATAAAGGCATATTACTTTCTAGGTTGTTTACTTTTGCTTCTATTTATTGTGTTTTCTTATCTAATACAAAAACTGCTTTAAGTTCTGGGGATAGTCCTTTATATGGACCCATTTCTTTAACTCTAAAGTAAGTTTCCTCTAAGTTGCCGAATTGTTCCCAAGCTTTGTCTGTATCAAGGATTTTACAATGTCTATTGGCTCCCCTTTCTGTCCATAGATATAAACTTGCTGCCCTTTTACCAACCAACTGAATATTATTAAGATGGTTCTTAAATTCTTTTAATTTCTCACCTTGTAAAAAATAAAAATGTTTTCCTTCTGTAAATTTACCTTTATGATTTTTAAAATTAACTTGTATGTTATTTATATCTGTTTGATATATCTCTGCTAGTTGCTCTGTTGTCAAAACTCTTTTCCCATTAACTTCTACTGGTTTTATTTCTGTTATTACAGGTTGTCCATTTTCTATAGCCAGATTTATCTTTTTCAT